ATTCCAGCCAGTTACGGTCTTTGTAAGACTTCTTGACCTTCTCCATTGCTCGAAGTAACGCTGTGTCTTCGGCTAGGTAGTCGTCCGCCTTTGCAAACCGTAAGGCCGCGAGCTCGTCTTGTGCCTTTTGGATTGCGTCTACAAGTTGTGCTTCGCTTCTATGTGACATTGCCGCTCATCATAAGTTCGTGCATAGCTTCAACCGCTGAGGCCGTCTCAGATGCCGTTTCCTGCCTCTGCGGCGCGTTCTGTGCCGCTTCCCCTACCCTTGCGCACTCCGCCCGCCATTCGGCCCTGTCTGGGTCAAAAAACGTGCTGAGCCATAGAGCCTTGCCGGTTGCCTTCGCCTGAGCCACCCGACCGCGAACCGCTGCGCAAACGTAATCTTCGCCGTTCATTTCGATTTCGTCTCGAATCATGTTTCTTAGATTCAGGCTGATTGACTTGTCTGCGTTCTTGTCTGTCTCTCTGAGAATCTTTAAGACTGGTTCAATAGGTGATAGGTCAATAGTCTTCTTGACTTTCGTTTTTGTTTCTTTTCCGAAGGATGTATTAGGCATACATGCCGCCGCCGCTATACTGTTATTATTATCTGTTAATATTAGAGTGCCATGGGTGTCACCTTTTATGGTGTCATCGGTGTCACCTATCTCGTCAAGAATGGTGTCATCGGTGTCACCTATTGACCCGTAAGGGTTCAGCGGGATGTATGCAGTTTTCCGCTTATTATTCTTGACCTTAACCTTTTTGCAGAACCCGTGCGCCTGTAACTCTTCTGTGAGCCTAATTATTGTGCGCTCGCTCGTCTGCAAATCGGCAGATAAAGTCGTAACAGTTGGATAGCAATAATGCTTTGACCCTGTATAGCTGCAAAGCAAGGCATAGACAGCCTTGGCTTCTTTGCAAATCTTATCCGATCTCATAGCGGAGCGGCCTATAATTCCGTAACCGCCTTTAGGTAGCCCTGTGCTCATTTGAGCCTCTGTGCGTAATGCGCCTCTACGTTTTTAATTTTTCGCAATGCCGCAGCTCTTGCTTCTGTTTTTTGCGCGTCCATCCGTAAAAGCTCTTTCGCCAATGCATAATACGCAATTACCTTATCGGTCTCACTCCATACGTTTTCAGATACGAAACGGTCATGCGCCTTCTTAAATTCAAAAAATTTTGAGTTTCCTGTTAACTCGCTTCTCATAAACGCGACATACGCGTTTTCACTTGGTATCATTTCCATATATCCTCCAATAAAAAAGCCATTTATTCAACGCCGTTTGACACGCTGCATCACCGGACTGACTCAGTGATACAGCAACGACGCTGAATAAATGGCTCTATTCTGCGTCAGTCCTATTTCCGAGCGGTCAAACTCGGTTTTGCCTTTCGGCCTGCGTCTCTATGCCTTAAGGGTTAGGCGTGTCAAGGATTAAAACATTTCCATCTGTGAATTTTCCTTTGCAGCGTTCTCAGCATTGCGCGCGGCTACGTCAAAATATGACCGCTTAAGCTCGACGCCGATGGCTTTACGACCCATCTTCAATGACTGGTAAACCTCTGACCCGATCCCCATAAAAGGCGTAAATACCGTGTCGCCTTTGTTCGTGTAGAGAGTTATCAGTCTTTCAATCGTCGGCAATTGTAGAGGGCAGATATGCTTGTCGTCATTCTCGCCTCGCCCCGCTCTACCGTTCAATGTATCTCCGTAGTCGATGTCCATCCATACCGGCGAAGCGTATTTTTGCCAAGTGTCTACGTCGATATCCATGTGCACGGGGTCTGAGCGTTCGCCGTCTTTCCTGAACACAAGAACATAATCAGGGATGCCGACACGGGACATCGTGCTGTCTTTCTTTGTCTGCTTATGAAGTAAGCCGAGAGCTTTTGTTCTTTGCATCTCTGTCACAGGGTTTTTCCAGATCGTCACGCGTGAATGATATATGAATCCGACGGACGCGAATAGCTTTATGATCTCGCCGGAATAATCTCTCAGGCCAATAAAACCCTCTTTGCCCTTTTGGATTGGCAAATCCATGCAATGCAAAGCCACGTTTCGACCAGGTTTAAGTATCCGGTAAAGTTCTTTGACCATGTATTCAAACTGCACCATGTACTCTGAATAGCTGCCGACGTTTGACATATCATTCGGGTCGTCGCTGTACGTATACAGGTCTGCGAATGGCGGAGAAAATACGCTAAAGCCGACTGACTCGGGCGGCATATCCCGCATTGCCACAACACAATCTGTATTGAATATCTGGTAATTGTCTTTCTTAATCTGCATCGCTTTCCCCTTCTCTGTCTTGTATTCGCCTGTGACCTTTTCGATGGTCTCGGCCTGTTTCTTTTTGAAGCTCACTTCTTTTCTCTGAATTACATCCCACACCGTGCGCATGCTTTCAGGGATTACATTTATTATCCTGACAGAACGCGTCTGACCGAATCGGTAAGACCGCCGCACCCTTTGATAGTACTCTTCAAAGGAGAAGTTCAGCCCGCTATTGATCTGGATAGCGCAGTTTTGCATGTTCAAACCGTACTGCGCTATCTTTGGCTTTGTGATTAGGATTCGCGCCTTGCCTGTCACAAAGTCGTTTATCCGCTGTTCTTTAACCTCGGCAGGCATCGCGCCTGTGACTTCGACTGCATCGGGGATTGCCCTTGCAAGCTTTGCCGATTCTTCATTTTGCAACGTCCATACAATGACCTGCCCGTCAAGTTGAGAGCACATGCCCGCGATTATATTCACCCGCTCATCTTGCGTCAGACGTAATTCGGCATGGAGTTTTGTCGCGTCGAATTGTGAATCTGAAAACAGCATCCCGTCTTTCGCCCCGGTCGTAAGCCATGCGCACTCTGTTTGCAATTCTGGCAAAGAATAGCTTTTCTGTGTGAACCCATAGCGCGCCGGATTGTCGATGACAATTGACCATTGCTTTAGCCATGATATGAATTGCGATTCAGCATGGCCTTTCAGACGCCATTTCTGAGTCTCGCCGCCGTCATGCACAAAGAACCGTGACAGCATCGCGAGGCGGGTCATCACCCCTAAAAACTCGGCATGATTGCCGATCTCTGTGTCATCGTTCGGGTCAGGTGTCGCCGTGCAGCATAGCTTGAATGTTACCTTGGCAAACTTCTCAATAAGTCTTTGCTTTGTCTTGCCTTGAAAGTTCTTTAAGATTGATGACTCATCAAGAACCACTCCGCCCCAGTCGTCGTGCAGGTTTTCTAATTGCTCATAGTTTGCGATCACTAAACCTTGACTCTGATAGTCTCGGCTGATTTCATAGCCGAATATAGAAGCGGCCTCTTTGATCGTCTGAGGCGCAACGGCAAGCGGGCATAGTATCAATACCGGCTTGCCTGTGTGCTTATGCACCTGCCACGCCCACTCAATCTGCATGGCGCTTTTACCCAGACCGCAATCAGCAAAGATTGCATAACGCCCCGTTTCGAGCGCGTTCTTTACAATCCACTGCTGGAAGTCAAAAAGCTTTGTGCTAACGTCAGCCGAGAATCCGACTTTTTCGAGCGGGCGTATTTTCCCCGCTATGAACTTGTCATAGTCATTCATTTTTACCTTCGCTCCAAATTGTTTTTACTTAGTTTTGGTTCTAAGCGAAGGCGGGGGAATTGCTCCCCCTCGCCGACGTAGACAGCTAAGCTTTCGCGGCGCTGTCGTCAACCGTTAATCAAACCTTTTTCATAAAGCCCCCTCGGCCGGCAATTGGCCTATTGTTTGTACGCCATCAGCGTCAAGTAAATTCATGCAGCAATCGCAGAAATGCTGCGCCCGAATCTCGACAGAGACGCGCCCGAACTTCCATAGATGGTCAGGCGTCGCCCCGCAGAGATTGCATTCTTTTGACCGCGCATTGTAAACGCGGAGTTTGATTTTGAGCATGTGAAAACCTTTTGGCGTCCGTGCCTGGTTTTGTGCGTCCTTGCTCTCATATTGTCGGCCCGCATTTCATGTGCATGAGCATTTTTGTAAACTCCTGATTACGTGCGATTATCTCATCATAGTTTTCGATGCTCACTAAATTATCGTCAGCCTGCTTTGCTGATTTGTACAGAATTTCATATTCGGCATCGGTCATGCCGTCAATTGATTCAAGCGCCTTTTGAAGTTTGGCTACGTTAGACATCAATCACCTCTGACGGCTTCAAATACCGCCACAAAACTCCGTCCGCTGTTCTCTTGCCGGCCTGTAGAATCTTTCTCAGACCTGCCTCAGATAACCCCTGTTTCTCTGCGGCCTCGAAAATCGATGAGTAGACCCTGAAAGGCTTTCTGGCTTTGGCTGCGTAGAGGGCAACGCGTAGGCAGTCTGTGTGGCGTTTCATGCCGCCCGCCACCGATACCCGCCCGCCGTAATCCGGCGCATAAATTTCCCATTTTTCATATACCCGCCACACACTGCGCCATACACATTCGATATGTCAACATTTGCCCACTGTGCGCCTTCCGTTATGGAGTCAAAAGTTTTCACTAACTCTCCTCCCAGAAATGCTGAACATTTGACACGTTTAAATTTTTGGTTTTCTTTTCGTGTTACTTCGCGCAGATTGTTAATCCTGTTATTGCGTTTATTCATGTCTATATGATCGATCTCTACCGGCCATTTTTTGTGGCATAGCATCCATACCACATGATGGTATAAGTATTCAATGCCGTCAATTTTAATACGCATGTAACCTGTCGATTTAATGTTGCCAACTTTCCCTTTATAATTTATGCCGACTCTTTCTATTAGCCCTATCTCGTCATTGTACCGGACACGCTTCACCAAGTGTTTGAACGTGTGACGATCTTTGTCAGGTCTGCGGAATTTGTGGCCGGTCATTGCAGCCCCTTTTGCAAATCATATAGCTTTGACAGCAGCCCCAGCGACGTGCTTGATTGTTCGCGAATCAATGTTGCGATTCTCGCCACGGGAGTTCTTGCGGCATGTATCTTTGACGGACGCTTTAGAACCTGCGTCTCTCCATCCCCATAAACGCCAATCACTCCGGCATACGGCTCAACATCTTTTACGCACATTTCGGCTAACCCGTGCGGCATGAGGTAATAAAAATAGTTTGGCCCTCGTTCAGGTATCGCAGCTCTATATTTCATGGTTTCTTTACGCCGATTCCTCATAAAGTCAGAACGCGAAACCTTTATTTCTACCTCTATCGTCTCGCGGGATTTCGTAAGGCAAAACACGTCCGGCCTCCCCATGCATCCGTCAGACTGTTCGATAGTGAATAACAGACCGCGCTTCTGCCACATGACAAAACGGACGGCCGATAACCGTAATTGTGTTATGTTCATCTTCCCCTCTCAGGCGGCACCGGCAAAATTATGTGATGCTCTGGCTCGCGGTCTTCGTTCATAAAACTTGCTATCACAAAACACTCGTCGATTATTGCCCCGCATTCTGTAATGTCGTCGGCCCGTATAGACTGACGTTGTGTTATCTGTACGCCCAAAACTGTGGTCGTGTAGGTACGCCCGAGGCGCT